AACTTCCATTTGTCCAGACTTACGAATGGCACCTAGATTAGGGCCGTCTTGAGCAATAGGAGTTTGGTCGCTCAACATGGCATTATTGCCTTGAGGAGCAGTATTGGCTGTCGGAGCCACCGCATTTTGAGAATTTCTATCCATCTCATTTTTCCTTTATTGTGTTTAAGGGCTACAATGCCCAGTGATCTAGTTTAACGTGGCCAGATCAACCACGATAGAATCTTTATCTACCCACACCCATCATAATCAATTGACGAGCTAAGGGGTCATTCGTGGTCACCCCCTTGTCCTGTATTTCGCTGTCAAAGATGTCATCTGATTGTTTCTCTTTGACCAGTTCAGGTTGATTTTGACCACTGGCCAACCAATCTTCAGCGTTGGTCTGTGGTTGTGCAATGGCCTGTCCAATCTGTGCCAAATAACCAGCAGTTTCATCAGGTGGTGTAATTAACTTAATTACTTCTTTGTCAATGATACCTTGAACCACAGGGTTAGTACCACTAAGTTGTTGTGCGGTTTGAAGCAAGGCCATCTTGAACTGCATGTCCTTGTCTTCGTAGTCTGTGTTGTATTGTATGCGGCCAACCCAGCGTTGGTCCATGAACATAGCAGCCAACTTTAGAATGTTCTGTTCAGCGGCTTCCATCTTACGGGCACGTTGTGAGGCCTTACGGTGAAGGGCACGACGTTCCTCGATGATTGCGATACCGCTTTGTTGTTGTGTTTTATATGTGCGGATCGAGCCTCGGCCCAATAGGCCATCAAGTCTGTCAATGATTGAGGCCTGTTGTTCACGAATCTGTTGGATATCCTGGACTGGTATTTCAATAGCTTCAAGTTGATCTTTATCAGCACGAACGATACCGCCGCCTCCAGCTGGCACGCGAACTCCTGCGGCAGCGCGAATAAGAGGCTTACTAAATCTAACTGAGTCATAGGCTTCACATTCCAACTTAAACATTTCACGCTGAACATCACAGGCTTCTTGTAGATCGCTAACACCCAAATCACTACGGCGTTGATCCTGACGAGCCATGACCTGTATGGCAGGAATAGGCATACCCATTGGTAGAATAAATGTTTCTGCAGGCGAAATGAGATTTTCATCATTCATCATTTCTTCCTGTTTGACTATATAGCGTTCGCAGTAGGTAGGATTCTTAGCATCACCAGCATACCATAACTTGTAGATAGTGCAGTTGGCATCTTGGTATTCAATGACTTTCAAGTATTCAAAGAAGTCTTGACCATATTGTGTCCATATCTTCCAATCAATGACGTGTTCAGCGGAACATACGGATAGATAAGGACGATTGTCAGGACTGGGGTCTTGGGGTAAGTCCACAAAGACCCAGGACCATCCTTCAATGCCTGCACAAGAGGCAACTTGTTCCATTACTGCTGAAAAACTATCACCATTTAGGTTGGCATTGTTGACAAAATCCAAATACCAATCTGGAATGCCTACATCTGCGGTAGAGAACTTGTTTAAGAATGAAGGATGACGTTGGGGTTCTTCTTCATAGACCACGTCAACGATTTCATCCACAATGGCCTTGCACACTGGCATTACGGCCACATTCAATAGTTTGTCGCGGAACAAGGCTGCGTCTTCACTGGGACGCTTGATAAGAACTAGGTTCTTAAATGCTGGACCACCTTCATAACTGGCACGATAGGCAGTCATTTGTGGTTGTATGGTTCGCATCAAGTCACTTGGTGCGGTAAGTTGACGAACGGATAAAGCCATTGATTCTTTCCCGGGAAAATGTTATAACCGTGTATTTATACTGGTGCTGTTATTTGGTGTTATTTTAGGTTGATTTTGCCCTTATCTGAACTTATACTATTAACACGGCGGCTGTGCGCGAAAGGTTCTGAGGTTATTTTTGAGTGATTGAGGTGTTGACTAATACTGGAACTTTGTGTATAATAAATACATATTAACAAAGCGAGGCCGCAGAATGAGAATCAATCATACAAATAAAACTATAGAAGTATTCGGTGAAGAACCACCAGTTTATATTAAAGAGATTAAATCCAAAAGAGGATTTATTTGGACTATTAAGGCAGAATGTTGGGCTGAAGTAATAGCAAGAATAGGGGCCGCAAAATGAAATACTTAAATATATGGAGCGAACGCTCACCCACCAAGATTTTATTACAGATATCGCACATTTATTTTATTGAAAACTCTAATCTCGCTGATTCTATCAAGAGTTTGATTAAACAATATTTGGATTATGCGGACTCACAACCTGCTGAAATATCTATTAGAAGAGAAGGCGGTATCAATACTTGGGAAATCCTAACATTCAAAGATCCTTCAGAATTTATGACAAAGGTTAAAGAGTTGATTGATTTAGAGGCCGCAGACCATGAATAATTATACAATAAAGGAAAATAAAATGAAAAAACCCACAATGTTATTACTATTCCAACACCGTGTTGATTGGGAACGAGAACCTGAACATACCATTGGTATCCAACCAGGCAATGGTTATTCACATGAGTTTAATCCTCAAGAACATACCGTAGATGATTTTATTTTACCTCCAGAATACTATGCCAAGATTCTAACATGGGCCAGTTTGGTCAGTTATGAAACTCATGTGCATGGTAATGGTCGTCATGACTTTAACATCAACCCTGCACACTTTGATGGTGCTTTTCAATTATTGACATCATTTAGACAACGCTAAAAAGTGCCAGTCCCGTGCTATAATATATTTTTAACTTACAGAAAGGCCGCAGCCTAACCCCAAGCCTCATCATCGAACTGCTGTTCAAATCTAGTCTTTAAGAGATGGTCAATGGTAGGAACACCATCTCGAGTTTTGGGTGTATTGGTTTCGGTTAGGTATTCAAAGCCTGGTTCCAAATCATAGCGTTCCATACCATCTAAGTATTCAGCACCACCCGCATGGTCGTGAACCATGGGGAATAAGTGGTGAATGCCATAGCGTATGCAATCACCTAATCCGTCAATGTGTGCGTATTTGGCATCACTATATTTGACCAGTTTTTTACGACTGCTGTCCTCATAGTGATAAGTTTCCAATGCATCAAGCAACTTGGTCTCACCTTGCCAAATAGCCAATCGACCTTGATTGATAAATGCGTTGGATGAGTTGTCACTATCACTTACCAATGGATTGGAGTTTTTGGTGTTGAATATTCTAAAGCCATACTTTTCCAATATGGTCTTGTCAGTGACACCAAACTGGCTGGTGGTATCTCTATTGACCTGTGCGCCACTCATGTCCATAATGCTTTGAATGGTTCTCACAGGGAAATCATAGCGTACGGCCTGTGCCAGTTGTTCAGTAGAGCAGTCTGGTATGGCATAACTCTTTAGTATTTCAATGCGGCCATCACTAGATCTAATGTCACCCACAACCTGGGCCACCACAGCACACATAACTCGTTTATTGAAGTCGTGGAAGGTGAATAGTTCGCGTTGACGGTCTCTAATGGGTTCTTCCACAGCCATAGTTCGTCGCCAAGCGTAATAGAACTGATCTTGAACTGAGCCCCAATCACATTCCAAATCTTTGGCAAACTTGAGTGGCGATAATAGTTGTCGCTGTTCTTCTACCCAAGCTCGAGGTTGAACACGCATTTCACGCCAAGTTCTATGTAATACTAGCCAACGATCTGGATTACTTAAAGCAAACTGGTAGATATCGTAGAAAGCGTTCTTACCTTCTGGCGTGGATATTAGGATCATACGACCCTGGCTGTCCTTTTGCCCCGGAACTGGTCGAGTTCTGTTGCTGAGTTCTTGTATGGCTTCTTCACTAAACTCTGCGGCTTCATCAGCAATGATAAGCGAGGCGTTGATACCTTTGAGTCCGGTTTCTGCTGAAAGGCAAAAGATACGGATGCCGTTAGGAAATGTGATAGTCTTGGTACTGTTGTTGATATCTTGTTCATCTCTAAGTCCCCATAGGGTCATACATCTGTTTTTAAGGTCTTTCCAAATAATGCGATTGACCATGGGTGCGGTAGGTGCGATGTATAATATGTCTCTACCTTTGTGTATACTAGGTGTGGTTGCGGCTATGGTCAACATCCAACTTGCCAAGAAGCTTTTACCACTACCAATAGGCAGGACCAGGCAAGCGTTCTTATCACTCATCATAGCCGCCCAAACTTCACGCTGGCCACCATAGAGTGTTAGTCTATGCACATTGGTCATTCAAATAGTCCAGAAGCCTGTAAGGGATTGGTCTGTTTATACCAAGCGTCTATTCTCTTAGTGGCAATGTCAATATAATGTTCATCAAGGTCAATGCCCACATATTCAAAACCTAGTTCCACTGCGGCCATACCAGTTGATCCTGAACCGTTGAAAGGATCTAGGATCTTGCCTCCCTGTGGGGTGATGAGTTTAATCAAATACTTCATAAGTTCTACAGGCTTTACCGTAGGATGGTTGTTGCCCACGGCTGCTTTTTTTGCTGTATAGTTATTAACCAGTTGTCCCTTTTCATCACGGCTCATCATACCGTCAGGATTGGTAGGAATATGTGCTAATGGATCGTGTTTTTTCTTTTTAGTTTTACCTTCTGCTCTGGCATCAAAGCCAACAGCAAATCTTTCTCCATCTGGTCCATAACAACCTTGGACATTGCCAAACATTGGAGGAGGTAATTCAAACCCCGTATGTCTTTCTCTGCGGCTGACTTTTGGGCAGTAGAAATACTTTTGATAGTCTTGTATCTCACCTATGACATTTGAGGGGAAGCGGCCTTGAGCATTTGGCACATATCCTTCACCATCATACTTATTGGGTTCTGCTTCACCAAACTCAACTCTATCCCATCCATCACTACCACCTGATCGTGTGTCATCTCCTTCAATGGCAACACGACAAGCATCAATGTTTAAAGCACCAACTCCATACTGCTGACAATTCTTGGCTATGCTGGTCTTCATAGGCTTGCGGGCTAATGCTATGGGTTCGTGTGCTGGCTTTAGTGCTGTGCCCCAACCTGCCCATTCATTAACTTCTTCATTCTTATTTGATCTTTGTATTGATTTACCAACATCCTGACTCTTAGGAAAACCACTTGAGTAGATCCACATTATTTGATCACGGATCTCAAAGCCTGCCTGTTCCAGGGTCACGGCCAAATGGTGGTAAGTGCGAGCCGCTGAGAACGCCAATATGTGTCCGCCTGGCTTTAACACACGCAGACATTCTTGATAAACATCTAACTGAAAGTTATCTGCGGCATCCCAAGATTTGCCAAGGAAACCAATGAGATAAGGTGGATCTGTGACAATGCTGTCAAAGTGGTTGTCAGGAAACTTTTTCAATAGTTCAGCACTATGACCATTTAATAGTTCATATTTCATAATGCTCTCCATTTCAATGCTGTGATTAGATTGGCAGTGGCACGACCAGTCTTACCTTCAAACCTTTTACACCATTCCTTAAACTCTTCTTCTGATAAGGATCTAATATAATCTCTACGCTTTTGACTCATACCTTTTAATAAGCCTCTTTCCTTGGCCTCTTGCGTATTTTGTTGAGAAGTGCCAGCCGTTAAATGAGCAGGATTTACACATCTCTTATTATCACATTGATGTAAGGTATGTAAATGTTTAGGAATAGGAGTTCCATTTAGTTCCATACTCAATCTATGAGCACGAACATTATTTTTTACTCTATTATCCCAAAATACACCATAACCTTCAGCATCTTGAGAACCTTTCCAGTTCCAGCAATCAGTTTGAGGATCTATAGTATATTTGGTGTGGAATCTGTCCGCAATAGTTTTGAGGGTTTCACGGTTATCGCCCTGTATGAGTTGATATCGCATTTGTTTCCTTTGTGGCCGATATTTTTAAGTTTTTATTCGTCGATTTCTCTATGGTCAAGAAGAATAGTTGGTGCTATGCTCTGTCCATTGCTGGTAATGTCAACCTTGTCACTGATGACTTTATTGAGAATAAGTTGATCATATTTGGCCTTAAGGTGAGCATCATCACCAAATAAAGCCTGTTGATAGTTTAGAGCCAGTTGAACTGGGTAGGGTATGCCAAGAACATTCTCCAAGGCTTCTAATATGTCCTTGCCACTTAACTTACTGGGCACTCCGGGTTTGCGACCACTTCCTGGACGGTATCCACCGTGTCCTGTAATAGGTGTTTCTACCACTTCTACGGGTGTTATTGGTTGTTTTTCAAGCATACTTTATTTACATCCTGTAATAAAAAAGCCCACAAATACTGGTGTAATGTGGGCTTAAATCTTATTTGTTAGGCCGACATCACCCGATGTCAATAAGATTTACTATATGCTATTATAGATTACTATTTAAGTCAACCATGTGTTGAGGTTGTCGATAATATTCTGTGGGCTTGGTCTTTAGCCAGTTTACAATAGAACCTTTACTTACACCCATGACTTCAGCGGCCTTGTTAATGTTCTTACATAGGCCACGTGGTGTCATAATGAATGGTCTCCGACCACCGGGCTTTGCGATAGCGTTTTTGGCTGCTAGTGCGTTTTGACTAATGGCCTGTAGATCAATGAATCTAATGCGATCTTCCAAATATAATAGTGTATCCACCACAGCTATAAGAGTTGATTCACTATGACTTTGACGACTCCAAGTTAGATCGAAATCATACTCTGCGTCGAGTTCTTGTATTTTTTTGAGGCATTGGGGCTTGGTTAACTTCTGTATTTCCTGTTGAGTAATCGTCATATCTTCTTCTCGCTTGTAAATGTGTTGATAATAAGTTGCAGTTGGCTGATACCAGTCGGGCCATTGTGGGACTATTGATTTTTACCCAATATCCGGGCTTATTGAAATCACGTTCGCAGTCTGGATTGTTATCCAAATCAGTTAAACGGATTTCCCGCATGTAAAGTTCATCATTCTCTACGTAGGCCATATTGGGCTTATCAAAATAAGTCATTGTAGGGGCTCCCGAATCTTTTTAACCATAACTGCGTCCCATTGCTGATATATTAACACAGCCTGGGCGGCGTTGGGTTCACTTAATATCTCATCATAGTTCATTTCTTGTAAATCATAAGGTTCACCAATACTACCTATTAAACGTCTGGGCAGTATAAATGCCCAGTTATCAAACTGATCTAATTCTCGCAATATCGTTCTAATATCAAATATGGTGGTTAGGTTATTGTGTAAGTTTAACACAAAGTCCTGATATAGGTCAGGACGTGGTCGGGGTTGAATTTTACGGGGTATTGTTAACTTCATATCTTTATTTTCCATTGTGATTTTGGAATACCTCTATTCCAAGCAGGTTTTCCTTTATTAGCAGGTATTTGTCCTTTATTAGCTTTACTAATTTTATCTTTAGTTTCTTGACTTCGTTTTCTACCTGTCATACCTTGTATATTATTATCACTATTTGATTGAATAAACACATTACCGACAGCATATGGTCCTTGATCTTTTCGACGACTCATACAATATTTTCCTAAACCACGACCTCTATCTTGCCAATGTCCTGATTTATCCCATATATCCCACCATTCTTCAAAAGTCAATTGAAAATCTACTCCTCGAGATTTAGAATGGGATTTATGTTGAACATATTTCGCCCACATAGGTTTAAGTTCTTCTTTCATATCTTTATTATACTTTAGGAAACTTGATAACGCTATAATCTATTTTGCCGATTAAATCTAAATCCCTACCAGGAAAATCATTCTTCAACAAAATATAACGCATGGCATTTAATCTGGCTTGTTTTTTATTATTTCCATCAACTATAATCCAAGGGCAAACTTTGAGATTAGTTAGCGCAAACATTCTATTTTTTGCTCGAGTATATTCATCCCATAAACTTTGACTAGCACGATCTACTTCTGATAATTTACCCAGTTTAAGTGGATTAGTTTGTCTTTCAAAAAATCTACGGGCTTGTTCTTCTCGAGTAATACTAAAATAAAACTTAATAATTTGTATGCCACTTTTGACCCACATTTTTTCTAACTGCGGGGCTTCTCTGTAAAAATCATCTGTTTGTTGTCTGGAGCAGAATCCCATAACTGGTTCCACAAGGGCTCGGTTGTAATAACTTCGATCAAAGAAACAGATTTCTCCTCTTCTAGGAAGTTCGTTAATGTGTCTTCGCCAGAACCATGCGTTAAGATCTTCTTCTGTGGGTTTGGGCAAAGCAACCAAGCGACTTGCTCTTGGGTTGAGGTTTTCCATAAAACATTTGATGGCTCCCGATTTGCCTGCGGCGTCCCTGCCTTCAACGAGGATAATATGGCTGGTATTGGTTTCTCTAACATAATTTTGCCACCTTAAAAGTTGTATCTGTAATAGATAGTTTTGTTCTTCAAAATTATTTTCATCATAATCCATGCTCTGCGTCATTTCGATATTGTTCTCGAGCCGAGTCCTTGGTGG